ATTAGTTGGGAATCAAATGGAGCACCTACAGAAGTATCTATCTAAATCATGGGTGTTTATTTTGGGCAATCGGGTGAAATAGCCCTTAAAAGAGATGCGCTTCAATCTGCTTTGCAGACGAAGTTAGATCCTTTTGACGTAAACACTTCAACAAAAAGATTTAGTGTTGACCACAGTTCTGGCTCGTTACTGACAGGGGATGAGGTTGAGATAGCAACAGTTGATGATTCAAATCTTGAACTTGTTAGCGGTCATAATTATCCAGATGGAAAATGGTTTATAAATGTTGATCCTGTTGGAGGTATTAGATTATTTGATTCTTTTTCAAAAGCAATAGAAGGATTACAGGCAAATGCAATAGCTCTTGCTGCTCCTAGTGCTGCAAAAGATATTACGATTAAAACTAGAAATGAAAGGTATAGGCACGTTGCTAATGTTCGAGATTTTGAGATGACAACAAGTAGAGAGCAAGTTGATTTAACAAATCTTGGAGATGAATTTAGGAATCAATATGAAGCTGGATTAATTAGTGGTCAAGGAACAATGACCTGCATTTGGGAGCATCTTTACAACGATTCAGACAGGGCAAATGAGTTTGGAGCTGAGTCTGAATTTGCATTTTATTTAGCTCAATTAATTGTTAGAACACAACAAGGTTCAGATTTCGATGGTTTATTTTATCTTTATCGTGATTCAAATAATAAAAAGAACAGTGTTTACTATGAGGCTAACTGTATCATTACTAATGTTGCTGTAAGTGTTAATGCTGCTGAAGTTATAGATACAAGAATTGAATTTGTAACGAATGGAGTTATTCGTTTAAAAACTGGTGATACTGCTGGTTACATCCTTCAGGAGGACTCAGATAAGGTTCTTCAAGAAAATCAAAGTCCCATATTGCAGGAACAGGTTTAAACTATTGCTAATGGTTTTTAGATAGTAGTCAATGGCTGATCTTCAGATAAGTGCTTTACCCGCCCTTGGTGAAGCTGGTATTCAAGCAACTGATGTATTGGCCCTAGCGGATCTCAGTGCAACCGAAACAAAAAAAGTAACGGTAAAAGACTTAGTTGCAAGAGCAGCAGCTCTTTTAGATGATGGAGATATACCTGCTGCCAAAGTTGCTACTCCCTTTGCTGCTGATGCCGTAGCGACAGCAACAATTCAGAATTTAGCTGTAACTGCTGGAAAGATTGCAAACGGAACAATAACTGCAACTCAGATAGCGAACGCAACAATAACTGGGGCGAAGTTAGTTAACAATACTGTTACTGCAACACAGATAGCTGCAAATGCTATTGGGTCTTCTGAGCTTGCTGATGATGCTGTAGATACTGCTGCTATTGCTGATCTTGCTGTTGATAATGCCAGAATTGCTAATACAACAATTGCTTATGGAAAATTAAATTTAGCTGATGGAGATATTCCCGGAGCAAAAATTGCAGCAGGTGGAATTACATCAACTCAACTAGCAACAAATTCTGTTACTGCTACAGAACTTGCAGATAACGCTGTTGATGCAAATGCAATTGCTAGTGGTGTGATTACTGGAGCAAAAATTGCCAGTACAACTATTGCTGCTGGAAATATTGTTAATAACACGATTACAGCAACACAGATAGCAGATGGAGCGATTGGAACAGATCAAATAGCTAATGGAGCTGTAACGGCTGCAAAACTTTCAGGAACAATTGAAGCTGGAACTCTTGCTGATGGAGCTGTAAGCACATTGAAACTTGCTGATGATGCTGTTGACAGTTCAAAGCTTGCAGCAAACGCTGTTGATGCAGCAGCTCTAGCTGATAATGCTGTTGACTCTGGAGCCATAGAAAGTAATGCCGTTATAGAGGCAAAAATTGCTGCTAACGCTGTAACTAATGCGAAGATTGCTGATGGAACAATTACTGCTGCAAAATTCAATACTTCTAATCTGGATCGTTCATTAAACGTAGCTAGTGGCAATCTTGGAATAAATAACACAATTACGGCTGCTACTCGTTCTGGGATCACGTTTAATGCCCAAGGACTCATAACTTCAACCGTAGCTCTTGGAGCCAGCGACCTTCCCGTAGCGACGAGTAGTGCTGTTGGTGGCGTTTCTGTTGGAACTGGGTTAAGTGTTAACGGATCAGGCGTTTTATCTCTGTCAAATAGCGTAACTGGCGCAACTGTCTCAGGAATCACATTCTCAAATAGTGGGCAAATAACTGCTGCCACAGCATTAGTAGCTAGTGATCTTCCAGTTGCAACTACGAGCGCTAAAGGTGCAGTACAAATTACATCTGGAGGAGGCTTAACTGTTGATGGTTCTGGTAATTTAACAACTTCAACAAGTGGAGTTAGTGCTGGTACTTATCAATCGGTTACTGTTAACACAAAAGGTGTAATCACAGCAGGATCAGCACTTACAGAAACACAAATTCCTTCACTTCCTGCAAGTAAAATAACAAGCGGTAGCCTAGATGCTGCAAGGATAGCTAATGATTCTATTGGTGGAGATAAGTTATCAAATACTTCTACAGCAATATTTCAATCTATTGCTCAAAGTGGCTACCCAACAGCCCAGTTCTCAGGACAAATTCTATTCGACACAGTGTCAGAAGATGCATTTATATGGGATGGAAACGCTTGGCAAGCAATTACGACTTTAACTAAAGGAAGTCTTGTTTTTGGTGGAACCTATAATGCTGGAACAAGTCAGATGGTTGCAACAACATCTGCTGGTATTGCTGCTGGCTTATCTGTTGGTTCCAATCTTCCCAGCCCATCTTCTACAACGGATGGTGTGTATGTCGTAGTTTCAAGTTCTGGAACTCCAAGTGCTCCAGCTCCAGCTATCGCTTTTGCTCCACCTGACTATATTTTAGGGGTAACAAATAGTGCTGGATCATCATGGAACGAAGTTGATCTTTCGCAGACAGTTGCAGGACAAGTTGCAAGCAATATTACTTTCACACCTTATGGACAAATTAGCTCGACTAATGTTCAAGATGCAATACAAGAACTTGAAACAGAAAAGTTAGCACTTGCAGGTGGTACTGTTACGGGTCAGGTGTTAATTGGTAATACTGGAAGTCTTGTATTTGAAGGATCTACTGTTGATGCTTATGAGACAACATTAACAGTTGCCGATCCAACAACGTCAGATAAAACTATTACTTTGCCTAACGTAACTGGAACAGTAATTACAAGCGGAGATACAAATACAGTCACATCAACAATGGTTGATGGAAGTTTAGTTAATGCAAATTTAGCTGCCACGGCTGCAATTGCTTTTACAAAATTAGAAGATTTAACTGCTGCAAAAATCCTTGTAGGAAACGCAAGTGATAAGGCAACAGCCGTAACAGTTACAGGTGATATAAGCATAGACAATGCAGGACTCACAGCTATTGCTGCTGGAGTCATTGTTGACGCTGACATATCTGGATCGGCTGCAATTACAGGATCAAAGATTGCCACTGGAACAACAAGTGCTGTCGGTGTCTTGCAGTTAACGGATAGCACAAGCTCAACTTCTGCCACTACTGCTGCCACTCCTAACGCTGTTAAAACTGCTTATGACTTAGCTAATACAGCAAATACAACTGCTAATGCTGCGGTTGAGAAAGCTGGTGACACAATGACTGGCAATTTAATACTTGATAATGCAAAAGAGCTAAGGTTAAGTGAGGCAGATTCAAACGGTGCAAATTATCTAGGTTTAAAAGCTCCTGATTCTGTAACGGCTGATATTACTTGGACTCTTCCTGATGGCGATGGAAGTGCAAATCAGTTCTTAAAGACAGATGGATCAGGAAATCTAAGTTGGGGCACAGATAACGCAACTGACAATACAAAAATGCCTCTTACTGGAGGAGTATTTAATGGAGATGTTACTTTCACGGGAGCAAATGCAGATATAGTTTTCGATAAAAGTGATGATGCTTTTGAACTAGAAGACAATGCAAAAATAGACTTTGGAGCTGGAACAGGTGGTGTTCCTGATTTAAGTATCTATTCAGATGGAACTAATGGAGTATTAAAAACTCAAGATGGTGGAACGATTCTGATCAAAGATGGTAGTAATACAATGGCTACCTTCTCTGGAGCCAGTAATCAATTAGATATTCATGTTCAGACTGTTTTCATTGGTGCTTCTAGTAATGCCTCTTGGGACAAGGCTAATAATAGATTTAGTGGAACAATTACAGAAGTAAATGTTACTGCTAATAATTCAACAGATGAAACTTGTTACCCATTGTTTGCTGACGGTGCAACAGGGTCGCAAGGTGCTGAGTCGGATACAGGACTTACTTATAATCCTTCAACAGGTTTATTAACTTCGACAGGATTTAGTGGAGCTGGAACTTCATTAACAGCTTTAAATGCAAGTAACTTATCTTCAGGAACAGTAGCCACAGCAAGGTTAGGAACTGGGACTGCAAGTAGTTCTAATTTCTTAAGAGGAGATAACAGTTGGCAAACAATTGACTTAACTAATTTAAGTGCAACTAATTTAACTTCTGGCACTGTTCCAGATGCAAGATTCCCTGCAACACTTCCTGCTGCTAGTGGTGCAAACTTAACTACCCTAAATGCTTCAAACTTAAGTTCTGGAACTGTTAATGTTGCAAGACTTGGAACAGGAAGTTCTGTAAGTAGCAAATTCCTAAGAGGAGACAATACTTGGCAAACAATTTCTGCTACTCCAGAAGGAACAGCAATATTATCTACAGGTGAATCAGGCGGTACTAAATTCCTAAGAGAAGACGGTGACGGTACTTGCTCTTGGCAGTCAGTTCCTGCTGGAGTCACAATTAATAATCAGTCAGATAACAGAATTATTACTGCTACTGGAACAACTAATACTTTAGAGAGTGAAGCAGACCTTACTTTTAATGGATCGTCATTAGGAATTGGAACTAATGGATCTATCTCAACTGGTGCTAATTTTTCATTAAGTAGTAATGCTTTAACAGTTACTGGAACTGCAACAGTCGTTGGTCAATTTAACGGTGCAACAATACCTACTGTTCAAGTAAGCCAAACAACTGATAATACTGATATACAAATTAGAGCTAATGCTACTGGTGGTTTAGTTAGAACAGCATCAAATACACCTCTTGTATTTGGTACTAATCAAATTGAACGATTCCGTGTAGGAACTTCAGGTCAATTAGGAGTTGGTGGAGCTAATTACGGAACAAGTGGACAGATATTAACTTCAGGCGGTGCAAGTGCAGCTCCTAGCTGGCAAGATGCAGCAGGTAGTGTAATTCTTATAGATGGTGGCAATTTTGATAATGGTTCGAGTACAGTGTCATCAACACAAGTGTTTGACGGAGGCGACTTCGGTACTTAATTATGCCAACACCCAGTTCTAGAACTCCCGTAAGAATCGCTAGAGGTTCTTATTCAAATTTAAATAGCAGCATTTCTGATCTTGGAGATGGTGAAATTGTTTATGCAGAAGAT